TATCTGCTGGGACTGCTCTTCACGAGAGCCCCGGCAGATACAACCAAAGAACGGAGACCCACGACATGAGTATCGAAGCGAAAGAGCAGACCCAGATCCAGATCCAGGCGCTGAAGGCGCTGCACGACGCCTACCGAAAGTTATACCACGCCCAGGCCCTTAGTATGGAGCACGCGTCCTTGTTCGAAGCCGTTCAGGGCGTCCTCACCCTCGGCCTGCCGGCGCCGCGCGAAGCCCCCGCCACCGGGAAGTGCATCGTGCTCGACAAGCACGAAGTGCAGAGCGGGTTAAATCGAGTGCGCCAGGCGGAGAATTTAATCCGACAGCTGCTGAACTATACAGGAGGCCAGCACGACGGCGCCGCATCCTGGCTGCTGAACTACGAGGGTGGTAAGACCGTCGTCACCGATCTGCCGGAGCCTGATGTCGGCGGGACATGCTCGAACGGCTCCGGTGAAACCATCGTCGAGGAACTACCCTACCGCCGCGCGATGCAGCTCACCGCCTACTCGCCGAACGAAGTCACGAAGGGCTTCTACGCTGCAGTAGCGGAGGACGGGACGATGTGGATGCTCCCCTGGGACGAGCACAAGTGGCAGCAGATCTCGAGCCTCCCGGATGGGGCGATCGACCTATGAAAGTCACAGCAGCAGCCCGCGTCACGCTCACGGTCGAGGTGACCGTGGGCTTGACCTGGGGCGGAGAGTGCTCCGTCTCCCAGGTCCACAACGAGGCGGCCGAGGAGGCCCTTGGCATCGTCAAGACCCTCATCAACTGCGATCCGAGCTCGGCGAAGATCCAGGTCGTCGGCGAGCCCTCCGTGCGCGTGGTGCTGGCGGACATCGACACGAAGGGCGCAGCGTGATGGTGTCCGATCGACCGCTACGCCTCGTTATCCTCGAGAGCCCCTACGCAGCAGAGACAGCCGAGGAGATCTCGAAGAACGTCGAGTACGCCCGAGCGTGTGTCCGCGATAGCTTGCTGCGCGGCGAAGCGCCGATCGCGTCGCACCTCCTCTACACGCAACCCGGCATCTTGGACGACAAGATCCCGGCGGAGCGGAAACGTGGGATGGACGCGGGGCTGGAGTGGCGCCGCGTAGCGCACGCCTCGGTGATCTACACCGACCGGGGCATCACCGCCGGCATGCAGTACGGGGTCCTGGTCGCCAAGAAGGCAGGGCTGCCCGTCGAGTATCGGAGCCTGGAGCGAGACCAGAACATATGACCGCCATCAACGCCTTCCCCGATAAGGTCGAGTGTCCGAGCAAGACATGCGAATTCCGTGAAGATCCAGACGCCAAGGGACTTTGCTCGAAGAGGCGCTGCCCCATCCCACAATCGACACGCAACCGTTGGATCGAGCTTTATCTGAAGAACTCAGACGCCCTCGAATAAATCTCTATTTTCTAGTATAAAAACGAACCCCCACCGTTTACAAAATAAATTTTTATCATTAGTAAAAACGTAGCGGCGAATACTTCACTGCCTTTTCAACAACATCCAAAGAGGATCAAAAACATGGCTAAGAAACTGCTCGACCCCGCCATCCAGAACGCCATCGATGCCCACGCCGAGAAGCTGGGCGCCGAGCACCAGAAGCATGTCGCGAAGCTCCACGCAGCTCATGCCAAAGAGCTCACCACCCAGAAGAAGAACCTGATCGCCGCGGTGAAGGCAATCGAGGTCCCGCCGGCTGCTGACAAGTCGCCCGCCGCCATCGCCACCAAGAGCCACCACAAAGCGGTGCTCGCGGCCCTCGCCGCTTAATGCGGGCCTACCGGATCGGAGCGCCTGGGGCGTTCCGCTTCGCGGGGTCGATGTCCGACTCCTCGAAACACAAGGCTGAACTCGTTGCCAAGTACGGCATCAAGCGTGCCCAGGTCACGACCGAGGAGATCGAGGTCCCGACGTCCAAGACCGAGCTGCTCGAGTTCCTGAACAAACTGGCGACGACCGCTGACAAGAAGATGGGCGAGAGCTGATGGCACGGAAGATGAAGATCATCGGGGTAACCTCTCGCCCGAGGACCCCCATCGTTCAACTGCCTCCGAAGCTGGTCGACATGGTGAACCACCCTGCGCACTACACCGCCGGGTCAATTGAGTGCCTCGACGCCATCGAGGCAGCACTCGGCGCCCGAGGGTTCGCCGACTACCTGCGCGGCCAGGTCATCAAGTACAGCTGGCGCCTAGCTCTGAAGGGCAACGCGCCGGAAGATGCCGCGAAGGCGGAGTTCTACGCCAAGCGCCTGGCACTGCACCTTCAGAAACACCTCAACCTCTACGCCGCGTAAGACGCAGAGAATTTAGACTCGAAGGGTCGGGCCTGCCCCCGGCCCTTTTTCTTTGACGGAGCACTGACTAATGCCTACCCCTTTTGAGATCCTAAACCTTCCCGAGACCGCGTCACCGACCGAGATCCGGCGCGCTTATTGGGAGCTCGCCAAGACAGCGCACCCTGATGCCGGCGGCACCCCCGAGGCGTTCAACGCGCTCCAGGAGGCGAACCGCGCAGCCCTTGCCCTCGCGGCCGCAACACCCTGCCCGACGTGCAAGGGGCGTGGCGTGATCCACACACAGCGCGGCTTCAGCGTGCTCGTCACCCCGTGCCTACCCTGCTCCGGGATAGGTAAGAAGTATTGACTAAGGGTTCGGCCCTACTTTACAAGATCGAACAGACCGACCTCTAACCTTATGGAAAATACCATGGTTTACACCCCGACCCTCCTCCTTATCACCGCGCACCCTTATCTTGACGCCGTCGGCCTCGTGCTCGGTGCTTGGCTCCTAGAGCGCGGATTCCTCATCATTTGCGGATCCATCCTCGCCATCCTGCATGGGCCGCACCGCGGGCAGGCCCTGGGGTGGGTCGAGCGCATCGGGGTTTTTACCGTCGCACTCATTCTGATGGGCCTGCCGATTTTCCTCTTTGCAGCATTCTAAGGTCTTTACAGAACTGCAAGAGTACGACATAGAAACATAGTTGACACGAGCCAAGGAGCTTAAACGTGACTGCCGACCTTAAAGTTCTCGAGAAGATCAAAAAACTCCTCGCCCTCTCCGAATCCCAAAACGAGCACGAATCTGCATCTGCCTTGGCGAAAGCCCAGGCGCTCATGATCGAGCATGACGTCACCAGCATGCAGATCCAGCTCTCCGAAATTGGGATCGGCTCGGTCAAGAGTCAGCTCCGGGGTAGGGCGCCGACGGACTGGGAGGCATTTCTCCTCCGCACCGTCTCCGACGCATTTGGGTGCGAGCTCGCCTGGTACGCCGGAGAAAATGGCGCCAGAGGAGAGTACAAGATCATCGGCATGCAGCATCGGGTCCAGATGGCTGAGTATGCAGCCATGACGCTGGGTCGCCGGCTGATGCGGGCTCGCGAGGATTACGTCGCCGCCCTGCCCTTCTTCCTCCCTGATAACCTCGCCGAGAACTCTGCGAACGGGTTCTGCAAGGGCTGGATCCTTGCCATCCGAAAAAAGGTCACCGACCTGGCGATCGGTCCCGAGGAGGCGAAGGCCCGCGAAGCATTCATCGCGAAGAACCTCGGCCCCGCCCCCAAGTTCGCCGAAGCCAAGAAGACGGAGAGCACCCAGCTCGGAATCTCCGAGGGGTGGCAGGCCGGCGAGAAGGAGAGCATCTACCAGCCGATGACTGGCAGCGCCGCCGAACAAGCGAAGATTGGATCCTAGACGATGGTCAAGAATGAACCCCCCTCCTGGGTGAAGTACAATCTCATCGACTACAAGGTGATGACGCCGCAACAGGTCCAGGAGCTCGACGAGTACATCATGTCCGAACTCCGGGAGAAAACCCCGCGCGCCGACATTGTCGCAGCGATCGGGATCTCGAAGGGCCAGTTTGACTACCGGCGCCAGATGATAAGCGCCGCGCATCCCAGCCTCCGAGGGCGCCAGCACTCCCAGGACAAGAGTCTCAAAGCTGCCAACGCCGCCCGGGCGGCGAAGGCGGAGGGCCAGCCGGTGCAAGAGGAAGCGCCGGTCGAAAGGCGGGATAACATGCCGGCCCCCGCCCGTTCGCCTAACCCCAAATACGACGACCTTTCGGACGAAGCGATCGAGGCGTGGCCTGGGGCGAAGATCCGGCACATCGCCGCCCCGAAGCCCGGGAGCTTCTGCTGCTGGCCCGTAGGGGAGCCAGGGAAGCACGGATTTCACTTCTGCAACCGGGGCCTCAAGAACCACGTCCGGTATTGCGAGATCCACGTAGCCATCGCGGTCAGCGTTCGGACCCCCAAGATCAACGCCCAAGGTGGGCGATGATGCCCCTAGACCAGAAGGACTCGCCTATGCCTTTCGACGATACGATGCCCCCGATCACATTAAACCGAGGGGAGGCCCTGGTACTTATCACGGCCGCCAACGGGATGGTGCGCAAACTGCGCCGAGGCATGGAGCGCGGCGTGTACTCGCCAGCCCCCGGCCAGGTTAACGCCGCGCAGGCGCAGCTCGGATCCCTGAGCACTGCCAAAGACAAGCTGGTCTCCACCATCCAGGAGACCGAGCCCCAAGATTCCGCCAGCGCTTCTCCGCACGCTGGGCCAACGGTTGACGCGGACATTTAAGGAACTTTGAACATGCGTAAACTTCTTCTTGCGACTGCCCTCTTCGCTCTGCCGGCCCTGGCCCTGGCCAACGGCAGCAACGGCTCCTCGGGTAGCGGCTCCTCGGGGTCCAGCTCCACCGGCACGCCCTTCTCGATCACATCCAGCACCACGGACACGATCGGCAGCGGCTCGCAGAGCATCTCTTCCGGCGAGGCCACTGCCCCGCTCGGCACCACGGCCTTCGCAATCAGCGGCAACGCTGGTATCGGCACCACGACGATTTCCAGCAGCCCGGACGGCCTGAACGCCGGCAGCGTCTCCACGAGCTTTAACGTCGGCGGCGGTCTGGCCTCCGGCGGGTTGATCAACGAGAACGGCAACTCCTACGGCCAGGCGATCGCCACCTTCGACACCAACCTGACCCTGTCGGGCGAGAACGGATTCACCTCCTTCTCGAACTAAAAACCACGCTGCAAACTTAGCCGGAGGAGGTCGCCCCTCCGGCTAAGTTTTAAGGACAAAGAAATGGTAAATTTTCGCAAACTAATGCTGGCCGCCTCGATCGCATCGATCGCCGCAACCCCAGTCTTCGCACAAACTGCCCAGACCGCGCAATCAGGATCGGAGTCTCTCGGCCAGGCCGCGATCAACCAATACTCCTACGGGTCCAACATCCCGAATAACACCCCGGGCCTCGGCGCGATGTACGCGACACCGACCGCGAGCTGCATGAGTTCCAACGGCATCAGCGGCGTCGGCCCCGGTGCCGGCGGTCAGATCATGTGGAGCAGCCGAGACCAGGTCTGCACCTGGGAGGGTAAGGTGTCGATGGCCTATAACACCAGGCAGCCGGACGTCGCCCGCACGGAATGGTGCCTAAACGATCCTGATTACCGGACCGCTAATGCCATCCTCGGCAAGCCCTGCAATTACCGCACCTACCCGAAGGATCAGCAGGCGCAGGCGGAGAAAGACCAGATCGCCGCAGGCTTCCTGAATGCTGACGGCACGCCAAAGATCCTGCAGGCCGCAACGACACCGCGCGCGGTGAGCAGCCATGACGCCTTCTGCGCCACCCTCGACCCGACCAAGAAGGAAGACCGCCCCTACATCGCCCAGTGCATCGGCGGAAAATGACCGCCCAGGCCCCGGGAGTTTACAGCCGGGGCATCCCCGCAGTATAGAAAAATCACTACAAACTAGGAACAAGTATCTCATGGCTAAAAAACCAGCTGCTACCAGCAACAAGCTCGAAACCTCGCTCCCGCCCACGTTGGCGGAGGACCTCGCGCTAGCTCCGGCGCCGGCCAAGAAGGTCTCCAAGAAGGTCTCCAAGAAGACCTCTGAACCGATGATCGAGAAGGAGGGGAAGAACGGTATCGTTTACAAATTCCCGGCCACCTTCGGCGGCATCGCCGACCGGCTCTATGAGCTGAACAAGGGCCGCCTCGCGCAGCAGAAGATCGCCGACGCGATCGAGGAGGAGGAGAAGGCCCTCAAGGCCCACCTCATCGCCACCATGCCGAAGGATGACACCGGGGGCATTGGCAAGGTCGCCCGCGTCTCCCTGGGTAGTAAGGAAGTGCCCCAGGTCAAAGATTGGGAAGCCTTCTACAAGCACGTATTGAAGACGAAGAACTTCTCCTTCTTGCAAAAACGAGTCGGAGAGGCGATGATCAAAGAGATCTGGGACGCCGGAAAAGAAGTACCCGGCGTCGAGCACTTCGCGGTTGTCACCGTGAGCCTGAACAAGATCTAAGAGCTGCGCGCCTCCTCCCCTCGGGTAAGCGTGAGGCGCAGCGGAGCAGGAATCATCCCAGACCTTCCACTGGGCTGGTTGAGCAGAGGTCGGAGGCCGAGCACACTAGTGCAGGAACCCTTCGACCTCGCCCTGCGCTACCTGGAAGGACCACCTAGTAACCTGAACCTGAAAGACTAAAGACAATGGCACGAGCACCTAAGACGACCAAGTCCGAGAACGCCCTGATCCCCTGGCAGGAGCAGCTCGCACGCGATGCGGCGGCCGCGGCAGACATGGAGCAGAACGCAGGCGGTGGGCAATTCTTCTCCACCAAGGGCGGCATCCTGGCGTTCAACGACGCGCCCCTGAAGAACAACGAAATGGCGGTAATCATCCTCGACGCCGTCATGGAGAACGTGTTCTACGAGGGCACCTACAATCCCGACGTGGCATCCCCGCCGCTTTGCTTTGCCTTCGGGCGGGACGAAGCGCTGATGAAGCCGCACGAAAACGCCATCAAAAACGGCACCGAGCAATTTGACAAGTGCAAGGGCTGCCCGATGAACGAATTCGGTACGGCCAACATCGGCAAGGGTAAAGCCTGCCGCAATACTCGGCGCCTGGCGATGATGTCGGCCGGCGGGTTTGACGACCAGGGCCGCTTCCGCATGCTCGAAGACGTCGAGCATTACGAGAGCATCGGCGCCATGGGCATGATGAAACTGCCGGTGACCTCCATCAAGGGGTACGCGGCATTCGTCAAGCAGGTGGCCGGCGTGCTGCAGCGCCCGCCGCATGGCATCTTTACCAAGGTAAAGGTGATCCCGGATCCCAAAACCCAGTTTAAAGTGATCTTTGAAGCACTGGGCCCCATCCCGGACCACCTCATGCCAGCGGTGATGAAGCGCAATCTGGAGGCCAAGACCATCATCGAGCAGCCCTACAACCTCGAAGTCGAGGAGAAGGCAGCGCCCGCAGGGCGTGGAGCTCGGGGCGCGGCACCCAAGCGCCCGGAAGTGAAGAAGCGCAAATACTGAGCCGATGCTGCGCGACCGACTGCTAAAGTCGGTCATCGCAGTAGCCAGCCCAGACCCCACCCAGCTCCCGCTTTCATGCTGGTGCTGGGTGGGGTCCAGGTGGTCCCGGAATGGCTACGGCCGAGCCTGGGACGGGAAGAAAGAGCGCCAGGTCCACCGAATCCTCTACGAAGAGTTTATCGGCCCGATACCGGAGGGTTTGATCCTCGATCACCTCTGCCGGCGGAGATACTGCGTGAATCCCTGGCACACTGAGCCGGTGACCGTCAAAGAAAACACCCACCGCGGAGAGGCTGTGCTCTTCGCCCCCGCTCCAAAAGAAGCGAGACTTCATGGCTAAGAAACCCAAAGCGCCGAAGCCCGTAACAGTCGATTTCGAGAGCGTCGCGATCGACGCCGCCCCATTTTATCCGCCGCCGCCGACCGGCGTCTCCATCAAGTACTCCGGCAAAAAGAGCAGGCACTACTCCTGGGGCCACATCGAAGGAAACAACAGTATCTTTGCTGAGGCGCAGCGTGCCTTGGCGGAGGCGTGGAACCACCCAGCCGGCGTGCTCATGCATCACGCAAAGTTCGATATGGAGCTGGCCGAGATCCACATGGGCATGCCGCCGCTGCCCTGGGATCGGCTCCATGATACGATGCTACTCCTCTTCCTGGACGACCCGAACCAGAAGAACATGGGCCTCAAGCCGGCCGCCAAGCGCTTGCTCGAAATGCCGGAAGATGAACGCGACGCGGTGGCTGACTGGATCGTCCGACGGCAGCCGGTGCCATGCGTGAGAATCACGTCCGGCCCGAAGTCAAAGAACACGTTCATGAAGTTCCTAGCCTGGGCGCCAGGCGAGCTCGTGGGCAAGTACGCCGACGGCGACGTCGAGCGCACGGAGCTGATCTTCAACAAGATCCACGCCACGGTTCTGGAGCGGGACATGGGTGCTGCTTACGATCGGGAGCGCCAGCTGATGATCGTCCTGCGCGAGATGGAGCGCCAGGGCGTCCGCGTCGACGTCGATCGCCTACGCGCCGATGTGGCGATGTACGGGGCGGTGCTCGTCGAGCTTGAGGCGTGGCTGCGCAAGAAGATCCAGGCCCCGCTCCTGAACTTCGATTCCGCCGCCGAGCTCGTCGCCGCCCTGGACTCCGCGAAGATGGTCGACGTGGCAGCCCTGGGCGTTACAGCCAAGGGCAACGTCAGCACCAACAAGGTCGCCCTCGACGGCGCCGTGACCAACCGCCAGGTCTGCCAGGCCCTCCGCTACCGGGTCGCCCTCAAGACTTGCCTGGGCACGTTCATGCGGCCCTGGCTGGCGACGGCCGAGGCGTCGGGCGGGTTGATCTTCACGACCTGGAACCAGACCAAGTCGCCGGACGGCGGGACCAGGACGGGGCGGCTCTCCAGTACGCCGAACTTCCAGAACATGCCTAAAGAGTTTGAACCCTTGTTTGCGGAGGAGGCAGACGCGGAGACCATTAAGAAGCTGCGCCTGCCGAAGATGCCGATCAAGCTGCCGGCGCTGCCCTTGTGCCGGTCCTACATCGTCCCGTTCAAGCCCGGCCACGTCCTGCTCGGCCGCGACTATAGCCAGCAGGAGCCACGCATCCTGGCGCACTTCGAGGACGGCGACCTCAAGCAGCAGTACATCGATAACCCCTGGATCGACTACCACGACAACGCCAAATTCCACCTCGACAAACTCATGGGTACGAACGTGCCGCGTAAGAAGGTCAAGGGGATTAATCTGGGCTTAATTTACGGAATGGGCGAGGGGAAGATGGCCGAGCAGACTGGCTCCACCGTCGAAGAGGTGAGGCAGATCAAGGCCACGATCTACGGGCTTTATGCTGGTCTGAAGGAGATGAACAAGGATATGAAGGCCCGTGCGAAGTTGGGCCTCCCGCTTCGCACCTGGGGCGGCAGAGAATATTATTGTGAGCCCCCGATGATCATTGACGGTCGAACAATTAGTTTCGAGTATAAAATGGTTAATTCTTTAATTCAATCGAGTGCAGCAGATTGCACGAAAGAAGCAATGATCCGCTTCTTTGGGAAGAAACGAGCCTCCTGGAATCTTATCCTCCAGGTTCACGACGAGGTCGTGATCTCCGCACCGAGGGGCGAAGCAGCGGAGGCCATGGAGACTTTGCGGGCCTGCATGGAGAGCGTCGAGTTTGACGTCCAGATCCTCTCGGAAGGTGCGATGTCGGATAAAAATTGGGCTGAAATGTTCGATACAGATAAGAAAGGGGTTCGCGTCGGGGCTGGGATCTAGTAAACACGTAGAGCGAAAACATAAAACCTTAAACCTAAAAACTTAAAACTGAATCAAGGAATTAACCATGGCCTTTGAACAAGCAACCCAAATCACGAGCTGGTCGTTTAGCCGGTTCGGCACGTACTCCTCCTGCCCGTTCAAAGCGAAGCTGACCATCCTCGAGAAGCTGCAGGAGCCGAAGAACGCAGCCATGGAGCGTGGCACCCAGATCCACGACGGCGCCGAGAAGTACCTGAAAGGCGAGGCAAAGACGCTGTCGAAGGAGATGGCGAAATTTAAGGTCCTGGCGAAGCGCCTGCGCGACAAGCGCAAGAAGGATCCAGCCTCGGTCATCGTCGAGGACATGTGGGTCTTCAAGAAGGACTGGACGCCGACCGTCTGGAACGACTGGAACGGCGCCTGGGTCCGCATCAAGGTCGATGTCGCCGAGCGCACCGGCAACGTGGTCAACATCGGAGACTGGAAGTCCGGCAAGTTCCGCCCAGACAACCTGCAAGACTACATCGAGCAGCTCGACCTTTACGCGACGGCAGCGCTAATCCAGTTCGGGGGGCAGATCCCGGACATCCAGGTCATCCCCCAGCTCCACTACGTCGACGCCGGGCTCTCGTACCCGGAGATCGGCAGCCCGCAGCTTCGCACTTACACGATGGCGGACCTGCCTCGCCTTAAGAAAGAATGGGTCGCGCGGACGAAGGCGATGCTGGCGGATAAGAAGTTCGCCCCCAAGCCTAATCGTTTTTGCGGATTTTGTCATTTCAGAAAGGATAACGTTGCTCAGGCTATTACAGGCGGCGGTCGGTGCCAATACTGATGGGCAAGCATGGTTTAGGTCACATCACCTCTCACGGCTACAGAACCTTTGGGAAGAATGCTGGCACTTACGAGCATCGAACCCTTGCAGAAAAGGCGCTAGGGCGCCCACTTCCAGCGGAAGTTGAGGTCCACCACTTCGACGAGAATAAGGCTAATAACGCACCGGGAAACTTGGTGATTTGCCCGAATAAGAAGTATCACAAACTACTGCATACCCGGCAGAGAGCCCTAGCAGAGAGCGGAGACCCGGATAAGCGGAAATGCGGGTACTGCCACAAGTGGGATCACGTGGAAGCTATGTCGGTGGTGACGTCGCGCCCCACCGTCCACTACCACAGAAGCTGCGCGGCCGTCGCCGTCGCAGCGGGCAAGGCGCGGAGACGGAAATAGATGGCCCTAACTTTAGAGGACTGGTTCATGATTACACGCGAAGCAACGATGGGTGGCTACATCTTCAGGGTGGCTGGACAGTTCGTCATGCCGGACTTCCTGCCACAAGCTCGGCCAGCATTTAAGCTCACTAAGGGCGGCATTACGGTCTTCCTCGACGCCGAGCTGGAAGATCGGAATCCTGGATACGTCACCTACAAATGCAGAGCCGACGGGGGCTATTACGACTGGTCTCCTACCTTCGGGTGGTACGTGCCGGGGGCCTTCATCGAGGGGGCACCCTACCCCGAGAAGTTCAACACCCACCCGAGCGAGGAGACTCCGGCTGATGCCGATACTTGAGGCCCTGGTGATTGCCGCGCCAGTCGCGGCGCTCCTCGGATTCTTGGTATGGGTCACCAGCCGAGCACTAGACGGCGTGCGCGACTGCAACGAGAGCATCACCGGACAACGTGTCCTATTTCCGAAAAAGGACTCCGACGACTAAATGGCTACAGCTCGCTACGCCTTAGAGAATCCGATCGAAAACAAGGTGGCCTCCATCGCGAAAGCGATGGGGGTGCCAAGCCTCAAGCTGAACCTGACCGGCAACCGGGGGTGGCCCGATCGGCTCTTCCTGGTGCCAGGCGGCAGACCCTTGTTCATCGAGTTTAAGCGACCAGGCGATGACCTCCGCCCGCTTCAGCAGCACCGCAAAGAAACCCTCCAGGGTCTCGGGTACGACGCTGAGGCACATGACGAAGTGAAGCCTGCCGTGCAGGCCATCAAAGATGCAATGAGAAAGGCAAAAGGACTATGACCACAATGGGTATCCCCTGGACACCGCACGCCGGCCAGCGAAAGGGCGTCAAGTTCCTCGTTGAGCACGGCGCCGCGGGCTTATTCTTTGACCCCGGCGTGGGCAAGACCAGCACCACGCTCGCGGCGTTCACCTTTCTGAAAAAGAAAGGCGTCGCCAACAAGATGCTTCTCATCGCCCCTCTGCGGCCATGCTACAAGGTGTGGCCAGATGAGATTAAGAAGTGGAAGGACTTCAACCACCTCCGCTTTACCATTCTCCACGGACCGGCGAAGGACCGGAACCTGGCCGGCGATTACGACGTCTACATCATCAACCCGGAGGGTTTAGACTGGCTCCTCCAGTCGACGAAGATGGTGTCAGCGTCCGGCCGGACGAAGATGGAAGTGGACGTGGCGCGGTTTAAGAAGCTGGGCTTCGACACGCTGGTTATCGACGAGCTCTCGAAGTTCAAGCATTCGACCTCGAACCGCTTTAAGTCGATGAAGGCGGTGATTGGCACGTTCGCCAGGCGCTGGGGGTTGACCGGCTCGCCCTCCGCCAACGGTCTGATTGACCTCTTCGGCGAGTGCTACATGCTCGACCAGGGGCGGAGCCTTGGGCAGTACATCACCCACTTTAAGAGCACGTACTTTGAAGTCGGGTATGACGGGTTCAGCCTGCATCTTAAGGCGGACGCCGAGAAGAAGATCTATGAGCGCATCGCGCCGCTAGTCATCCGAGGGGCCGCCGAGGATTACGTCGACATGCCCGAGCTGGTCGAAAACAAGATCGAGATCGAACTGCCGGCCAAGGTCCGCCGCCAGTACGATCAGCTTGAGGAGGAGCTGATTACCAAACTCGACCAGGAGGTCATCACGGCCGCCAACGCAGGTGCTGCGTCGATCAAATGCCGGCAGCTCATCGCGGGCGGGCTCTACCACGAGGACCACGTCGTGGAGACGGAGGACGGGACCTCGGCCCGGACAGCCAAGAAGTCCTGGACCAACGTCCACATGCTGAAGGCCGAGGCGGTCAGGGATCTGGTGGAGGAGCTCCAGGGCTCCCCGCTCCTGGTGGCCTACGACTTCAAGCATGACCTTGACCGGCTGCGCAAAGTGCTCGGAGAGGACGTGCCGTACATCGGCGGGGGCGTCTCCGCGAAGCGCGGCGCCGAGCTCGAGGACCAATGGAACGCCGGAAAGCTGCCCATCCTCATCGGCCACCCGGCGTCGATCGGCCATGGGCTTAACCTCCAGAAGTGCGGACAGCACGTCTGCTGGCACACGATGACCTGGGACTACGAGCTGTACGACCAGTTCATCCGCCGGGTCTGGCGCCAGGGCAACAAGTCGGCCCGCGTGTTCGTCCACCACATCATGGCGAAGGACACGCTCGACACGGATATGTTTTACCGGCTCAAGCACAAGGCCCGGGGGCAGCAGGCGTTGTTCGACGCCCTCGGCGGGGTCAAGCAGCGCCGTCGCGGATAACCCAGAAGGAGAATATAGATGCTCATCACCCAGGCTAAGACTTGCAGCACTTGCGCGTACCAGAGCGGGAAAGGAGACTGGTCAAAGTGTAGGATATCTGTCGACCCGACAGAGTACGCGGTCAACGGCCTCACCGATGCGGCGCTAAATCGTTGCCTGGCGGTCAGGAGCTACAATGGCGACTGCGGACCAGGCGGGAAGCACTGGGTCCAGCGCCTTACCTGGTGGCAGAAGTTCAGGATTCGGCTCGGCCTGCCGGCGCCGACGATGACTTATAGCGACAACCCGAATTAAGCATCTTTACGAAGTCGATCAGACTGTTTAAACGAGATCAGGCGGGGCGAGAGTCCCGCCTTTTTTCCAAACAAGGAAGGGGCCGACATGGCCAAGAAACCCACAGCACAACAGAATCAGAAGTTCCTCGTCCTCGAGCCCCACCCCAAGGGCGTGGAGGCAGGAAAGGGTCCGATCATTGTATTAGACCCGCCGCAGCCCTGGGGCGCCATCGCAATTAAGGTGTTGCTCGACGGCCCGGTATTCATCAATGAAATCCCGAGCGCCGAGGCCGGACGGTGGCAGACCAGCACTGAGCCCCTGACGGTCGCCGCGAAGCGCGTCTGGCACTTGGCACGGGAATGCGGGATCACCGCCGAGGCGTGGCGCTGGCTTCAAATGTGCCTGCCGGCGAACTACGCGAGCCCGCCGATCAGAGAGCTACCCGAGGTGGTGTTGGCGATGGCGCCACCGGCCCCCCGGGTGCCGCCGACCGTGACGCCCGCCCCCAAGCCGTCGCCCAGGAAGGCCGCCAAGGCCGAGGCGCCACCCTTTGAGGGCGGAGTGCCGGCAGCCGAGCACCAGGCCCTGGTGCAAGCCGCCAGGAAGCCCGCACGCCGCACCAAGGCCGACACCCGGGACGCTACCCCAGCGCCGGTGCAAGAGACCGAGCCACGCGAGACGAGCGTGGCGGGACGAATCCGGCAGCTGCTTAGCGCCGGAAAAGATGACGAGACCACATGGTCCACCGTCAAGGCCGAGTTCGGGCTGCCCGAACAAGGTCGCACACAGATCGCCCGAGTCCGGCGCCAGCTGGCCGGCGCGAGCAATTAAACCCCGAGAAGGAAGACTCGAAATGGCTAAACACAAAACGAAGGCTCTACGGGCCGCCACCCTGGGCAAGATGCCCGCCACCGTCCGCAATGAGGCGGAGTTCCGCACCGTCGAAGGCCACGACGTGCTCATCACCTGGCGCCGGTTCTCCACGATCAGCAAGCCGGCCCGCAAGGCCATGCTCGAAGCACGTCGCGCCGAGCAGCGCAGTCGGGGCCAGGCTAAGCCTGGTCCGGTCCGACCCGCCCGCGTGCCAGGCACCTGGGGCCCGGCTGAGAAGTAACCCACAACGTTATCCACAAGGTATAAAATGAAACTCCTTTGCATCTACCACAAGAACTGCGCTGACGGATTTGCGGCGGCCTGGGTTATCCACAATACGCTCGGGAGCGATGATGTGGAGTTCCACGCCTCCGACTACGGCGACGCCCCGCCGGACGTCACCGGGCGCCACGTCCTCATCGTCGACTTCAGCTACAAGCGACCGGAGCTCCAGGCGATGGCGGTGCGCGCCAAGACCATCCTGGTCCTCGACCACCACAAGAAAGCAGCCGAGGGCCTCGTCGGCCTGCCGGGGCCGCTACAGTTCCGGGAATGGGGGCTCGACGAGGATGGCAAGGAGCTCCCGAGCCTCGAGGATCGGATCGTCCCGATCGCCGCCCTGTTCGACATGGAGCGTAGCGGCGCCGGGCTGGCCTGGGACTTCTTCAACCCGGGCGACGAACGCCCGCCGCTCATCAACTACATCGAGGATCGGGACCTCTGGCGGTTCAAGCTGCCAGGCACACGCGAGATCCATGCAGCGGTTATGTCGCGCCCGTTCGACTTCGTGACCTGGGATAAGCTCACGGAGTTCGCCCCTGCAGCCCTAGAGGCCGAGGGCGTGGCCATCCTGCGCAAGCACAACAAAGACGTCGCCGAAGTCGTCGCCATGACCCTGCGGACGATGATCATCGGGGGTCACCGGGTGCAGGTCGCCAACGTGCCACGCCTCATGGCCAGCGATGCTGGGCACCTTATGGCGGAGGGGGCGGAGTTCGCGGCAACCTACTATGACACCGCCGAAGGTCGGGTCTTCTCGCTCCGATCGGACCATGACGGGATGGACGTCAACGAAGTGGCGAAGCTCTACGGGGGTGGGGGCCACGTCCACGCCGCCGGGTTCAAGGCCCCGCCAGGCTGGGAAGGAGACGCATTCTGATGTTTAACGCCTTTCTCTGCATCCTTTCGTGGCTTTCCCACGGCTTCATGGCGCTGGTGGTGGCCAATGCTTGATTTATTTCTATGCAACGAGCTCGGCGGATTGATGCGTGTCCTGGCCCGGCTGATCTACATCATCGCCCTTGTGGTGCTGGTCCTGGCCCCCTGGTGGCACGCCCTGCTCGTCTTCCTCCTCGGGCTTTGCCTCCATACTTGGGGAGCGTACTTGCAGTATTCGTCCAACCACACGGTCGAGATCAGGCGGAGGCCCTGGTGAGCGCCCTCGTTCAAATCGCAGGGTTCACAGTGGTAGGGGCCATCCTGCTACGGGTGGCAGCCGGTGCCGGGTACCAGTTCGGTCGAAATGCCGAGCGGGAGCGATGGGTGGGCCGGGCGAACTACTCGGCCCGGACGTACCCCCGAGAAGTCCACACCGGGGGATCCTCCTATGTCGTCCTCGAGCGCAGCGCTTACGCCGCCATGATCGAGGGAAAGAGGTCGATCCTATGACCGAGCGCCCGAGATCTGACCTAGTGGTGTACCACGTGATCGACAGGGGCGCCGTGGTCTACGTAGGCCAAGGGGCACCTAGCAGAGCGGTATCGTGGCGGCGTCCGAATGTTTACCTAAAGACCCTGGGCGCCACCCCGAAGCCTACCGTTCTAGTTGTCGCCGAAGGGCTGACACGGGCGGAGGCCCTAGCCCGGGAAGCGCTGGAGATCGCGGAGCATAAGCCGATACGGAATAAGGCTAAATTTGCATCAGGCGGGGGCTTAGTGCCTTGGAATACGGGGCTAGTTGGAGTAGGTGGAAGACCGAGAGGTATCCCCGCCTCGGACGAGACTAAGGCAAAATTGTCTATCGCCTTGCAGGGTAAGTCTACTGCTTGGCTAACAGGAAAAACCCCATGGAATAAGGGCCTAACCAAAGCCGACCCAAGAGTAGCAAAAGGGGTCGAGACTTACGGGCCAAAACGAGAATCCGCCTCGGCCAAGATATGGGCGAAGCGGAGGGCCCCCGCTAAATAACGTAACCGCAACCAACGAAGGACATGCAACATGACCGATGAGATCAAGATCAACCAGAACGTGAACCAGAGCCAAGAACAACAGCAGGACCAGGTCGTGACCCTGCCGGCGGAACCCGCCATCGTCGAGCCGGCGGAGCAGGAGCAGACCCAGGAGCAGACCCAGGAGCAGCACCCGGCCGAGGAAGGCGCCGAGGACGGGAAGGAAGACGGCCAGGAGCAGACCCAGGAGCAGGCACTGAAGGCCGAGATCCCCGCCGGCCCGGACCCGCAGCCCGCCGACGCCCCGGTGGATGAGCCGGCAACCCCCGCCGAGCCCGAGGCCCCGAAGGTCCCGGAACCCTTCACGATTTCCGCGGAGCTTCGCGCGAAGTTCGACGCGCGCGGCGAAGAGGGCCGGGCCCTTGAGGCGCTCCAGAAGGCGTTCATCGACGAGATGCGCGACCGGGTCGTCGCCAGCCGCGACGCGTCCAGAGCGATCTGGGAGGAGGTCTACGCGGCCGCCGGGCTTTCACAGGCCGACTTCAACGGGACGCTCGACCCCGAGACCGGCGTGGTCACATTCGAGGCGACGACCAAGGGCGACGCACCCAGCGGGCTCGGCGCAATTTTGAAGAAGATGCTGGCCGCCTAGCCAATAAGGGCGGAGGCGTAGACTGGGGCGGTTCTTCGGGACCGCCCTTTTTTATTTGCGCGAAGACAGTTTACAAAGAAAATAAAACAATTTAATCAGCGTCCAGGCACCAACGGGTGCCGGACACAAGAGCCACGGAGCTTAAGAACATGACGACCCAAAACACCCAGAGCACCCAGAACACCGCAGAGCTTTTCGAGACCATCATGCGCAACGTTTGGGGGACGACGGAAGGTTTCGACTACAATGCATGGCAGGGCGCCAACGTCACGGCGAAGACCCTGGGCGCCAAGCTCGCAGAGACGACGGAGGCCGACGCGCACGGCGAGTCCACCCGCCGCTGGCATTTCATCGACGGCAGCTACGCGACGATCGGCAGCAAGGACGGCAACGAGATCGGGTGCGTCATCCTCGACTTCGGGCACTAAGCGCCACGAACCCCGGCGCGAAAGTGCCGGGGTTTACAAACAAAATAAAAGTGTTTAATACGGGTTCAGATACACAAGCCAAGGAGCTTATAGCATGACCCTCGACACCATCGACTGGAAGACGATCACCCAGACCCAGGCCGCCCGCCTCCTGGGTGCCGCCCGGCAGCGCGAACAGGCCGCCGCCAAGAAGTACGGCAATAGCGACGACTTCGAAGATGAGTGGCGCGCAGCCTACCAGCTCGAGGAGGACCTGGTGGTCTTCACGAAGTGCGGCGAGCGGCCGACGGGGGCGTAAGCCCCCAAACCTTCCCGCAACCGCCTATAACTAGAGAGACCAGCTTATGTCTTCACCAGACTTCGCCGCCGCATACACCAAGATGCTCCAGGCGGACACCGCGTACAGCAATGCCCTCACCGCTGCCTACGGGCGCCAGGCCGGCGACATGCGGTACCGGACCAAAGACCTACCCCCGGAGATCGCCGAGCTCGGTCGGGCCTACGTGGCCGCCGCCGACGCCTGGCGCGCAGCGTCACACCCCAAGCCCGTGGGTGCAGCCGCAAGATCCTGAACTTTTCCACAACCAAAAAAGAGGTACACCATGCGTAAATATTTGACTTGGATCTTCGCCAGCTTAGCTGCCGAAATCGTGCTAATCACGGGAGCCTTTGCGGCATCGAGCACTGGGGAGAACCAGGGGTCATTCGATATCTTCTTCGGGCTCGCCATCATCGCCGGAATCATCTTTGCGATTCTTTTTTACTTCCTACCCTACGCGATCGCCCGCCACCGGAACGTGGAGAACATCACAGCGGTCCTCCTGGTCAACCTTCTGACCGGCTGGTGCTTCCTCGGCTGGGCGGCGGCCCTGATCATGGCGACAGTCATGCCGGCGAATCCACCGAGCCGCTTCGAGGCGTTTGTGCGGGACCGGCGCCGCGAGCCGAGCATCTAAGCGGCACCAGGCGAACACCGAGCGGCGCCCTAGTGGCGCCGTTTTTACGTGAGGGGTTTACACGGAAAATAAAACCATTTAATACACATTCAGACATACAAGCCGAGGAGCTTAGAGACATGGCCAAAGCGATCATCCACTTTAACTACGGCCCCTACCTGAACTCGCACGGCACGACGCCCAAGGGGCGCGGCGCCTGGGCCTTCGAGATCGAGATCAGCGATAGAATCCGCACGGTGTTCTCCCCCGCCATGACGATCGACGCCGCCCGGACCTGGGTGCGCGCCGAGGTGCGGAAGACCGGGGTGTCCGGGGTCGTCGAGATCGCGGTGCCCCCATGACCCACGACGAAGTCAAAACCTACATGGCAGCGGGGCGCGCGGTGCTGACCCTCGAGTCCAAAAAGACAGGGGGTCACTACACCTACCGGATCCGCCAGGCGCTCCGCCGGCCAGGCGGCCTGCCCTTGCGCCACCACTTCTTCGTGGACCTGCTGACCGGCCCGGATAACACGCGCGATTTCACCTACATCGGCACCCTTGAGAACTTCCCATTCGGGGGCCTGACATTTCGCACCACGCAGGCGTCGCGCATGACAGCGACCGCCAAGCCCGCCCTCGGGTTGACCTACCTGCTTAACCATTTGCGCCACGGTCGGCTGCCAGAGGACATGATCGTCCGGCACGAGGGCCGGTGCGGGCGATGCGCGCGGCCGCTGACCACGCCGGAGTCGATACAGCGCGGTATCGGGCCGGAGTGCTGGACGAAGATAGGCGGCGGATTACTTTGCACAACGGAAGGAGAATGAGCCATGGACGACTTTAAGCACATCTGGCGCGAGGAAGGCGCCTGGTATGGTATGCAAGAGGACGGGTGCATCTTCAGGCACACACCGGCAGCCTGGGGTCCGGGCGGAGAGTTCGCAGAATACTGGACGGTCATCGACTGCGTCCGTCTCCCCAACGTGGACGGGAGCCGCAAAGATGTCTGAGGACGAAGCCCCACGCCCCAGGCCCCGGGTGCTTGTCATCGGGGGAAACAGAATAGGCTTCGCGTCGGCCGTAGCGCGCCGCATGGCGGCAGCCGGGGGGATGAAGGTCGTCGTGCTGCCCGAGGGCACCCGAATCGATCCGCCGGACCCCGCCCGGTTCTTCGACGACTGGCCCGTGCCGACAGCCGAGATCGAGGCGCCGCGCGATCGGGCCGACCGTATCTCGGGCCTTCAGATCGGGCGGAAACACATCAAGAAGAAAGGGAAGCGATGAGCCGGCACGGGCCCCGGATAGTCTCCGGGGCCCGTCCTCATTTGATTTCCTTCATTTTGACAGTCGGCTTGCCAAACAGCGCTCGGGCGCCGATGCCGCCGCAGGCCGGGCATTCCCAAAACTCACGCTCTCCGTCCTGATAGCACATGAGATGGCCCGAACCCCGGCATAGGCTGCAAAGCCCGCTGGCCGGCGCGATGCTGCACCAGAGCATGTCCTGGATTGGCTGCGCCCTGATGCGTTGAGTTAGAGCCTCGATCTGGCTCATGGTTTGTCGTTTTTGTCAGAAATTTGTGCCAGGTCTGCACCGCACTCCGTACCTGGCGAAAGAGCCTTGGAAGCAGATGGACATGGCGCCATCCGGCCGCGATCTTCTGTCTTTGACTCGTTGAGCGCCGCTTCGGCCATGTCCATGAACATAGCTCTCGTGCCAGCATTTTCTTCCTCAAAGCTGTCGGCACGCATGGGGTCGCACTCCCAAATCTTGCGGGCGACACGTTCCTGTAAGGCGCTCATGGCACGGACGTCCTCTCAATTTTACGGGCGCGCTCTAGCCAAAAACTGTCAGTATAAATCTGGGAGCACGCACCCGCGATGAACGCGCAAAACAACGAAACTAGAAACAGCCATAGCGGAATGCTCATGTGATGTCCTTTGTGTCTTTGCCGGCGGCGTCATCCCCGAAGCAATTCTTCTGCACCGAGGCGATGACGCGAGCCTGGGTCTCCTTGGTACCATTCTGTGTGACGATGCCCCGCTTTGCGTCGATATCTTGCGCCAGAGCGGCCACAAAATAGCACGCGGACCGTTGCAGCGGGGTAGGCTCCGGCTCATTCAGTTGGTGCAGATTTTGCACGATCTGGCTCATTTCTTAGGCTTCCTTCCAAAAATAGGTTGATCGCGCGGCCCGAGTTTCCGGTATGCCGTGCTGGGTGAAATGCCGATCTTCTCCGCCGCCTGGTCCCCCGTCAGTTCTGGGTTCAGCCATATCGTGAACGCATCCTCCTTGGTCTTCCCGACCAACTTAGTCTTCGTGCCGCCCTTGTTCCCCAGCTCAGCCCGGCGGACGCGGGCTTTGGCCAAGGCGAAGCTGCGGGTGATCGTCTCGGCCCGGTTGCAGAAAACCAGCAGGGCAAGCGCCTCGGGATTCCAGGCGATACGCTGGCCAGTGCTGGCATCGAATACCGCGCCCTCACGCTTGCCGATGACCTGCAACCACAAGAAGGCTGTGTTGCGCGAGCCGCCCAGTACGGCGGGGTTCGCCACCACGAGCTCGTCGCCCGGACGCATAGCCCGCAGCGCTTCGGACAGTTGAGGCTGCGCATCTCCAGTGCCGGTCTTCCGCCGCTTGAGAGGAAGGTCGCGCCAAACTGGCCCCTCGTCGCCAAAGTCCTCGATGCCGGCGGCGCGCAGCGCGTCCTCCTGAATCTTACGGCTCGGCAGACCGGGAGCTTCTCTCATATATCCTAATCGCACTATCTATTACCTGTTATTACGTTGACAGACTGACACAACAGGTGATAGATTACAAGACATAGATTTACGGGCCGCCCGGCGCTTTCGGTTGGTTCATTCAACAACTGCCGATTTCCCAGGAGAAGCCGATATGTCTGAACAAACAAAGCCGGAAACTGTAATTGCAGGTGCCTTGTATGCATGGGATGTGGGGATGCCAACCGTCCTACATGCTCGCGCTGAACTTATTGTCGCGTCCCTGGAACGCGCTGGGTGGAAGGTGGTACAGATCCAGGAGAATGGGTGCTCCAATGTTCCAGGCAACGAGACAGACCCTAATCAAGTCTGAGCCCACTAACCTCCCAAAAACAAAAAGACCCCGCCTAGCTTACGCCGGGCAGGGTTCAAGGCAACATGCAACAGGGCGGCCTGCTGGCGGAGGAGGATCAATCACTCCGCCAGCAGGCCGCCTGCCACGGGGTACCGCAACCCCGGGCGCGTGGGGCAGATCAGGCCAAACTGGGTGTACCTAAATCCGCAAGACTAATTCCTGAATTCAAAATAGCAGGCGCATAGGCGTAGTTGCTATTTTCGTGAGCGATGATGGCAGAGATAACTCTGGCGGCGAGCGAGAGATCGTGGATACTGATCGGTGTGTCCGACCCGACGCCACTACGCGCGACAACATCGACCAGATAAGCCGCGCTATCGTTCTCCACCGGGGGCGCCCAGCGGTCGATCCACCCCCTGAGAGTGGTGAGCTTGTGGACGTCCTCATAGGTCTCCAGCGTCAACGCCAGCGCCCGAATGCCGTATTCGGCGGAGGAGAAGATGCAAAATCTGGGGTCTGTTTGCTGGGGGGATAAGCCCTCCCAAGGAGTGCCGTCCCGGTCTATATTTCCCGGGTTATTGTTGCGAACCCCGCGCGGGAGTTCATCAGTCATTTCTGGGTAATTTGAGGCATCTGGCATAAGTAAAAGTCCACTACTTGCTGAGGAGTCACCCGCTTACGGCGGGACATATTGCTATAGGCATCGCGCGGAGCGCCGAGCGCTCGGAGCGCCTCCGCTAGACACATCTCCTTCCCGTTAAGGATCACACGACGGTTCGTTCGTTTATTGCGCGCCTGCTCCGACATAGGTATCCATTTGCAATTTCCAGGCTCGTAATCCCCATGGTTGTCGTTTCTCTCAATAGAGTAGCCCGGCAGAGCGACGCCCATGTCCGACACAAACGCCTCGAAGGACTCCTGCCACCTAGAGCAGACCCGGATACCGCGCCCCCCATAATCCGTGTAACGGGTATTTTTGGGGTTGCTGCACCTCTGCCGCATCCCGGACCATGCCCGAAAGGTCGCGGTGTGCCGGAGGCCATGAGTTCGGTTTATCTCCCCCGTAATCTCCCTGTGTAGGCAGCCGCACGACTGGGTGTGGCCGCTCCGAAGATGGGTCGAAGACACATATGCGGTCGCCCCGCAGTCACACAAAACTGAGGCGCGGGGGTGCCCCTTTGTCTGCTGCTCAAGAGGGCCGGTCGTAATAAGACGCCCGAAGCGGGTGCCGACCTAGATCTGCTTAATAGCGCCTTTACTGGGCATGCTGAAATCTCCTTTCCGTAGGGGGAGAATAGCATTGTCACCACCACTTGTTAAGCCTTCTGGAAGTGGGTCCGGCAGGTGGGTTCTTGGCGGGTGGGATCGGTATCGGCTCGCCAAAGGGCATAGGCTCGGAATCAGGCTCCTTCGGTTGGCCCCGGGGGCGACGCTGCCGAAGGAGCTCCACCAGGAGCCCCATCCGAAGGAGCCGCGCCTCGAAGCGCGCCATCAGCCCCGGTGGGTTTTGTGAGCTGGGCATGAACAGCCTCCATCAGGTGAAGGAGGAAGATAAGCTGCTGGCGCTGGAGCTCGTCCTGCTTCTCGTTGGCCGCCATCAGCACCGAAGTGCCAATCGACGCCTCGATCGAGAGGATCATCGTGAGGCGCCCAAACACCCCATCGTCAAAATGGGGTGTCCAGGGGAGCAAGTTCCAGATGATCCATACGGCGCAGAAACCGCAAAGAAGGACTAGGAAGAGGCGACCGACGCGGACCTTGGCGTAAAGCCGGCCGAGATCCACAATAGCCTACTTGTGGATGAAGAGCGCAAGAGCGGTGATCATCACCAGCGCGGCGGACCAGAGCATCGTCTGGCGCCCCGGGACCGAGTTAAGGGCGTCCCGGAGAATGAGGTTAATATCGTCCTTCGTGGCCGTCTTCGCGAGCATCGTCCTAATGTCGCCCATGTCCCGCTCGAGCTGCGTGATACGATGCTGGTGGCCCTCGATGCGCCGGTCCTGTTCGCCCAGCCGGAGCTCGTGGCGCTGATCGGCTTGTTTGAGGTTTTCCATGTCAATCCTGAGCCACTCGGGGATATCCAACATGCCGCTTATCCTTTATCCTAGCAATTTTATTTTAACCTGCCCCGATGTCGGGGGCCTTCATCTCGGCGAGGATATCCGCAAGCTGCTCATAGGTCAGCCCGCTCGGCGAAATCCCAGATGCCTTAATCCAAGAGCGGCTGAGCAGGGCATATGCCTCGGACCCGTATGCCCGCCACCATTCCCATGTCAGCGCCTGCAGGCCGCCCCAGGTGACGCACCACACGTAGGTGTCGGGATCCGCGTCGTAGCGGACCAGCAGCGGGCAATGCCCGCCCCAGCCGCCAGGTGCGTCGGTGGTCAGCGCCCAGGGCATGCCGGCCGCGACCTCGGCCTTGGCGCTTAACGGGAGGTCCACGCCGGCCATGCAGCCACCAAAGAGCTCAACCGCCAGTTTGATGCTGTCGATGTTGCTGGGGGCGATCGGCGCGAAGTCATCGAGCTTGTGCCGGGGCTGGCCCACCTCGATCTCGATGCCGTCGGTCTGCCAGCGTTGCAGGAATTCTAGGATATTTGTCCCGTTGTCGTTCAGGGCGGGCTCGGAGGCGGTCGCCGGCACGAACCCGGTGGAGTCCGAATAATCGGCCAGGACGCTGGCGTCGTCCGGTGTCTCCTGGATCGAAGTATAGGCGGTCCAGAGCTGAACCTGGTGGAGAGCGGCCGCCTCCACGCAGTCGCCATCCGTGTTGTTCAGCAGGGCCGGCCAGGAGGCGACGGACTTCGTCCAGTCAGCGAAGGCCGCGGGGGCTGGGAGCTGCGACATTAGCTAGTCACCCCCAGGATCAGGAGTGCAGCGGCCTCGGGCATCTTGAGCGGCGCAGCGGCCGTCAACCTTGCAGCGGCCGTCGGCAGCACGGCCTCGGCCAAAGAAACGATGGTGTTAAAGGCGTCGATCGTGGTCTGAATGTCCGAGCCGATCGAGCTTCCGAGCGTGGAGAACACGGTCGCGGTGTTGGAGGCGATCGTCACCGCGTCGGTCTGGAAGGCGACCACGGCCGCTGGCACGCTGGCGGTGGTGAAGACCAGGCTCGTCGAGCCGTTGTCCGCCTTGGACAAGGCCGCGACCTGGGTGGCGGTGTCGTCCACCACGGCGGTGACCAAGGCCACGGTAGCGGCACCCAACGCGGCAGTGATGACCGGCACGGAGAACAGCATGGCGACGCCGTTCTTCAGGGCGGTGGCGTATTGCGAGAGTTTGGTCAGGTCCACCGTGACCGTGGTCACCCCCGCGACCGTGGTGGTCGTGAAGAGCGAAGCGCAGCCAGCCAGGCCGAGGGCCGGGGCAGCGAGCGCGGTGGTGCGGAGAATATGACGGCGGGAGAATTTCATAGGCTTAACCCTTCGGAGCGGTGATGACAGCGTTTTCGATGGCCGAGGCGGCATCGCCCGATGCGATGGCGCGCCGCCAGCCCTCCTTAATCACGACAGCGGCAGCGCCGGCCGCAACCATACCGACCAACGCGGCATCGTGCAGATATCCTTTCGGGACAGCGATGCCCGCGGCGCCGAGGGCGATGCCGATACCGGAATAAGTCGACGGCTCGCGGAGCCGTTCAAGGAGGTATTTCACTTTAAATCCTTTCGGGTTTGGTCGAGGACCAGGACGATCTGGAAGGCCGCGAGACCGAGCACGACGATAACGAGCACGCCGGCCTCGGGGTGGGCGAACAGGAGGTGCAGGAGCCAGCGGGCGAAGACATAGAGCCCCCAGAGCCCAGCGCCGAACGCGATGCCGGCGCGGACCCAGGTCAACCAATTGCTCGGACCCTTGACGAATTGCAGCATACAATGCCCCTTCTGTACGAAGGTCCCGAGGAACCAGCAGAATAGGCACCAGCCAGGCTCACGGGCCCCGATCTGAGCAGACCCGCCGGTGTCGGCGTCGTAGCGCCAACCGGCGCCCCAGGCAGCGCGGTAGCTCACTGTCTGCCCGAAGATCCCGCCCGACAGGACGTTGACGGTCTTGTCGAACTCGATGCCCAGGGCGTTGATCTGGCGCAGGTTCTGGGTGAGGTAGAATTTAAGAAAGGCAAACATGGGCAGGCATTCCGATCATTTATAGTAGCTGACGTCGATCGTCGCGGCGGTGGCGGTCGCCAGGATGAACTGAATCATGGCCAGGTCTCCGTAATACCAGAAGGAGCCGGGGGCGACGTATTGGCCCAGCGCGATCGTCGGCGGCGTGCCATCGTCGCGCCAGCGGACCGGGCCGCCCTCGACGGTGATGAACGCAAAGCGGGCCCCCATCGGCACGGTCAGATACTCGGCGGCCGCGGTGACCGCGAGGCCCATCTGGCTCAGCGCCACGGGCGTGGCGGCGTAGTGCGTATTGTAGACCGGAATCGCGCCGGCCGGGTTGTTCTGGTTATTGGGGAGAGGCGGAAGGGCGGCGGACATTTTAGGTCTCCTGAAGTGGAAGGGGTGATGCCTGCTCTTTGAGCATCGTCAAAATCTGGTGCTGCTCTGCCTGGATGGCCTTAAGCATGGCGACATCGGACATGATGGCGACATGGTCTTGTTGCGCGCGGGTCTCCGCGCGGCGCCCCGAGATCTCCTGGCCGACGGCCAGAAGCGGCAGGGAGATAAGCTGTAGCCAGCCGGAAGAGATGAACTGCGCGGTCTGGAGCGAGGCCGGCCATGCCACGGGAAGCAGGGCCAGCGCGTTAAAGGCCCAGAAGCAGGCCATGGTCGAGAACTTCGCACTGAGCCAGGTGGCGATAGTCTCATTTAATCGGCGCATGGTGGGGGCCCTCTATGCTATTCGTGCGGCTCTTTGATCTTCAAAAATCGCTCGATCGCGAGACGAACGCCTCGGCTTAAGTTGCCCTGGCCAAGTCGGCGAGCCATGCGCGCGTGCCAGGAAGTAAGGCGCATGGTGTAAACATCCATAGAGTCTCGTTGATGGGCTTCTTGTGGGCCATCTTGCCAGTGTTCATCACGGTCTTGCTCCATTGGGGGTAATACTTTCGTGTTACGGCATGCGGTATCCTATCAAGTCAGGCGGTCGTAAAATCAGTCGTTTCATGAAACACTCAGTAAGGAGAACGTCTATGAGCGGCGCGACTGTTACCTCGGATGCAAACGGCACTTCTGTCACCTACCCGCCGATGAGCGGCTACGGCATGGGCTACGGCAACAACAACGGCGACAAGCTCTTGGAGGCCCTCATTCTGCAGAACTCGCAGACCGAAGGTTTCCACCACGTCCTGAACCGCGAGGCGCAGATCCAGGCCGACATTGCGGCGAACCAGGGTCTTACCCAGGTTGCGATCTCTGCGGCGCAGAACGCGGTCAATACCCAGGCCGGCGCCTATGCGTTGAACGCCGCGAACGAGCTCTCCCAGTTCGAGCTTGCGAGCGCCAACGGCAATGCCCAGACCCAGCTCCAGGCCGCGAACAACTACGGCAACACGCTCAACGCCATCGCCACGGCCCGCGAGAATATCAACCAGCAGGCCCGCGAGAACTTCACGCTGGTGGCCAATAACGGCATGGCCAACGCGCGTGATTTTGGGGCCGTGCAGACCCAAGCGGCGGTGAATGCCGGCGTGCTGGCTGCTGCGATCATCTCCGATGGCGACAAGACCCGTGCGCTGATCAACCAGAACAACATCGAGACCCTGAACCGTCAGCTGGCGACGGCCCAGAATGAGATCATCGAGCTCCGCGGCGACCGGGCCTCGATCTCCCGCCACCACGACACCGAAGTCAAGGTGAATCAGAACGTGAACCAGCAACAGCAACAGCAACAGCAGCAGGCCACCCTGGGAGCGATCCTCGGGCGTCTTGAAGGGCTGACCCAGGTAGCCCATGCGACCAACCAGAATGTCATCGCCGGCAATACCGGGGCGGTGCAGACTGGCGCGCAGACCTCGAACCCGACGAACATCCGCACGTAAGCGCGGATAAGGTAGAAGTAGCGGCCCTGGGGAGATCCGGGGCCGCAAGCCGAAATCAAAGCCCAAAGAAACGAGGTACTATCATGTCCAATAATGCTGAAAATGAGGGCGGGTCGATCCACGGCGACAACAACGCGTCCAACGTCGGCGGCTCAATTCACGGGGATAATAACTCGTCCAACGAGGGCGGGTCGATCGGAGGCCGTCACCACGGTGATATCGGCGACCCGGGCGACCCCGCTGATCCTGGGCGACCCGCACCTGTCGACCCGGTGGTCGGGTACGATGGCCAAATCCCAACTGACGGTGTCACACTGGCGTTCCCGATCGTCCATAACCTCGGAACACGCAATACGCTTGAAGCAGCCTTTAACCCGATTACCGGAACGCAATACGTGCAGGGCATCGCGGCTGGGAACGTGTCGTTTCTCCATACGAGTGACGATGTTACGACCGTCCTATTCGTCGCCCCGGCCCCGGCCCCCGGTACAGCCCGCATCACGATCGTTGGCGTTAAATAGCGATAGGCGCCACCAAGCCGGCTGCCCCAGGCCCCTGGCGCGCAAGTGTCAGGGGCCTATTTTTTGGAGGTTAAAATGTACGGATATAACTTCGCCCTCCTCGCGCTCCTCGCATCGTCGAACTGCTGCGCGCCCTGCGCAGGCCCGTCGCCTCTGCTGTTCCTGGCCCTCGCGCGGCCGGGATTTTTTGGCGGAGGGTATGGCTACGGTGGGTATGGTGGGTATGGTGGATGCGGCTACGGGGCGGATACTATCCTGGCCGGGGTGGCCGATTCTATTAGTCCGCAACCGCGACGCCGGACCAGACCGCGCACCAGGTCAGAGTCGCCCCGATCCTCTTGACAAAGACCGGGCAGCCCGTACCTTGGCCAGCTGTCTCGTTTGGGTTCAACCCATTGTCGCAGAACGCCTGGGTACCGGGCGCGAAGCCCGTGGCGGCCGGGAGCTCGGAATATGAGTAGGACGCCACGGGTAACGGCTCTGCCGTCACCGCATTCAGGTCCGCGACGATCGCGCTTAGCGCCCCGGCGGTGAGCATCGCCATAGCCAGGTCGCCGATGCCCCACGCCAGGGCGGCGGTGCCCTCCTGGGCTCGCATCATCGAGACGATGGTGTCGCCGGCCATCTCCGTCACGTAGACGACCTCGGTGAGCGCCGGGGTCAGGGCACTCACGAAGGTCAGAGCGAAGAGCTGACCGCCGGTGGGCTGGGGGAAGAGGATCCCGGTACCGGGCGCCACGGTCGCCGTGGTCGAAGCCACGGTGAGTGGCTCCGCCAGGGTCGAGGAGGCATTGTTCGCGAAGAGGAACTCGTTGACCATTTCGGCTCCTTAGACTGAGATTGTCACGCTGTTCGCCGGCAGCGTCGTGGCGCCTAGCGGGTTGCCGGCGGCAATCAGGTCGTTCGCCGAGACGTAGTTGAAGATCGCCGTGGCGACAGCCTTATATTGCGCCACGGTGAAGGTGTGCCAGACAGGCGGAGTTGCGGCGTCGATCATCGGGAAGGTCGCCGCGCCCTCTGGGAAGGTCCCGTTCGTGTTCAGCCCATTGACGACGGTGTTCAGGATGCCCTGCGTCTCCGCGTCAGTCGGGAACTTGGTGGCCGCCATCGTCAGCGTGACGCTGCCGGCAGCGGTGGCAATGGTCAAGCCAGCGATGGATGCCGCGGCGGCCTGCTGCGCGAGTGTCAGAACGGGGGCTATAGCCGGCGCGGAGCCTGGGACCAGCGCGTCATTGCTAACATACTGCGCGGTGCCCTGCGTTTCCCATTGTGCTGCCGTGACAGCAAGCGTTGCGGTACCGGTGAGCGGTTCGGCGAATGAAAAAAGGGAAGTGTCCTGCCACTGGATAATCTCGCCGTTCGCGGTCGAATATAAAACTTGTTGCGTCACGCTATGAACTCCTTACCAGTAAATGCGGACGAAGCCGGGAGACCCAGCGCCGCCGATACCGTTATTTCCGGCTGCACCACCAGCTCCGAATCCACTCCCGGCGAGGCCCGCGAATGCTGCGTTGCTTGCCTGATAGCCCCCGCCAGCGCCCCATAGAGAATTTCCACCTACGCCACCGCCCCAAATCGAACTGGTAAAAGCCGCACCTACGCCGCCGGGGCTTCCTCCTGTCCCTCCTGCTGCGCCAGGGACGTTTACGGCAGCCCCGCCTCCGCCAGCCAAGGTGAACAGACTACTCATCGACGTTGTGCCACCAGCCGTGCCGTTGACGCTGGAAGATGTGCCCCCCGCACCGGAGGCACCGATGGTGATGGTGTAAACGGTGCCTGGAACAACGGTGTAAGGGGAACTCTCAAGGGCCGCGGCACCACCGCCGCCAGCCGTTCCAACGGAATACGAGCCGCCACCACCACCTGCCGCCGCATCAGCGTAAATTTTCGTGACGCCAGCCGGTGCGGTCCATGCCGCGTTTGCGGTGAACATTGCGGTCCGGTTTGAGATTCCTGCCGGAACGAAGCCGCCCGCCGTAATCAAGCTGGTTGTTACCCAGTTTGTACCGTCCGACTCCACCAGCACCGTCGCGCCCATCGGAATAGCCAAGGTCGACGTGAGGGAGCCGTTCGGCCCCGTGAACTCGCCCGCCGGGGTCGCGGCGTCCTGGATGGCCTGCATCGCGTAAAGGCGATATTTCGTGCCAGCATTACCGAGCGGGGAAGGTAGCATGGTGGTCTCGGTGGCCGGAGCGTTCAGCTCGACCAGCGCGCCGGTCTGCGCAACGGTCAGAGTGCCAGCAGCCGTCAGCATGACTACAGGCTCAATGCCCGTGCTTCCGCTGATCGATTGCAGGATCGCAGCCGTGCCGTTGTACATCACGACATAATCGTCGGCGAGCATCATCTGGTTCGGGACCAGAGGCATCCCGTTCGGGTTCTGCAGCGGAACGGGGGCGAACGCATTGATCGTGAGAGTGGCCGCCCCGGTCACGGTGTACTTCGGAGAGATGCGCAGCGGCACGCCAATCAGCTGCGTCAGCGCGGTCGGTGCCGGGGTCAGAGTGATAGCCAGCGCATTGACGGCGCCGGTATCCATCCAGAGCGTGTCAGACCAGATGATCGGGGTTTGCAGATCGGTGAGCTGCCCCGCCGTCACCGTCGAAAAAGCATAATCGCCGATCGCCCAATTCTGGGCGGTGGTACCCTCCTGGGCGCGCATCACGGTCAGGGTCGTGCCGGTGATCGCGATCACGTAGACGATTTCGTACACCATGCGCGTGGCCGCGTCGTTCAACGTGAGCGCCATCACGTAGCCGGGGGGGAGCATGGGCAGGTTGGTCGAGCTGGCCAAGGTAAGCGTGGTCATGCCCGAGGTAGCAGCGGCCGCCAGCGTGGTGCTGACATTATTAGCGTAAACAAAATCGGTCATGAGAAGGCCACCTTAAATGGGTTTTGAAAGGGGAGGTTAAGCAGCCCGTCCTGCACGAGAAGCGCGAAGGTCTGGGCGATGGGGGAAAGCGGGATCGTGATGGTCAAAATGCCAGCCACCGTCGACTCGTTTTCGTCCACGGGCTCGGTGTTAAGTGGGAAGGTATTCAGCGCGCCGACGAAGTCGCCGTAGGAGAGCTTCACGCTCGGCTGCAACCCATCCGCCAGCGGGTAGGCGATATCCGTGCCGCCGACGCCGTATAAAAAGCGAGCCACCCGGCGCTTGATCCAGGGGATAGACATCTGCTTGCCGTCGCCCTTGTAGAGCCACCACGTCATCACTCGTTTATAGACGTCGTCGGTCGCCAACGAAGCGGTACCGCTAATCACAACATTCTGAACATCCAGCGCCAAAGTATTTAGAGGCTGAGTGCTAAGCGCGCCGGAGATCTGCTCGGTGAAAGTCGAGAGCACCGGGCGAGGGATATCGTAGAGGTTGACCCCCACCCAGTCCAAGAGCGGGCCGGAGATCCCGGGCAGCGTATAGACCGCGAGCGGCGTGGCGTTGAACCATTCCAGATAGCTCTGCGCCATTTGGTTGTAGGCCAGAAAGAACGCCTGCACATTATCGTCGTCGGCATACTGCTGATAAACATAGGCCGGCAGAATCTGTTGCAGCGAGGACGGAGTCGGCATCCCAGCGTACACCGCGCCAGGCCCGACGTTCTGGATTGTCTGGCTCATCCCTGCATCACCGTGGCCCCCGTCGCGGCGCTTTCAAAGTAGCTCTCTGGGTCTCCGAGAATGATGCTCGTCCCAGCATTCGGCATGGTGAGCGTACCATTGATGTACACCGCGAAAGTCAGAGTGGTCAGGTACTCTGCCGATAGCACCGAGGCCACAGCGAGCTGGAACGCGGCCGACATCGCCAACAAATTAATCGGCTGCCCGACTGGGATGCTGTTGATGTAGCTGACGACGGCCGGGGCTGCCAGCTGATTGACCGACGCGCCAGCCGTGAAGTTGAGCTGCGTGGTATTCCAGGTCGCGGTCACCGTCACCGTCTGCATCGGCGAATTCACGTAAAGCACCGTGTAGGTGTCGGGGGCGTCGGTAATCGAGGTTGTCATCGTGCGGCCGGCCGTCGCCGAGCCGTAGAGAGAGGCCAGGTTCAGGCAGGAGATATAGATGGCATACGCGATCGCGTAGGGGTCGCCACCGCCCCCACAGAGCACCTCCCAGCCTGCAGTAGTCTGCAACACGGACACGAGACGCGGCACCACGCCGGGGATCGCCATAAGCTGCGTCTTCAGGAACGGAATCTGCCCCACAGCGGACGCCAGGCCAGCCTGCACCACACGCGAGCGGTACATGGCGATGGTCTCGGGGGAACCGCCAGCATAGCCCGCGGCGGGGTTCGTGACGGTGAGCACGTAGGGCGCCGGCACGGAGGTGACGATCTGGTCGACCGTCCCCAGGATCGGCGTCCAGGAGCCCGCCACAGTCGCCACAGTGTAGAGCGGGGCGGACATGCCGGTCGAGAGGATGATGCCCCCGTCCTGCACCACGTACTGATGGGAGCCATCCGAGACCGTGAAGCCGGCCGCGATGACATATCCGGCCGGCCCGGAGAAGACGACATAGACGGAGGTGTTGGTTTCGAGGCCCTGCGGGATACCGGCCTGCTGGCCGAGCAGATAGAGGACGGAAGCATTCGCCGCACCTGGCGCCAGGGCGTTGATATAATCCACCCGAGCAGCATCGAGCACCATCAGAGCGCCGGTAGCCGTCGAGCTGAGATCCTCGATCAGAGACCCCGGCAGATTGGCCGTGAGACCGGGCGCCAGGGCCGTGGCGTTAGCGATGAGCTGCGCGTTCAGGGTGGCCGGCGGCGTCGGGATCGGGCCAGCGACCGTCATGTTTAGCGGGACAGTGGGGTTCGGGACGGTGGTGGAGCCGCTCATACTGCGATGCTTTCCTCGATGATAGTGCCGGCATGAGTGACTGCGGTGATGTCATAAGTTGGCGTCGGCGACGCGACCTTCTGAACCGCGAGGCTCACAAAATACTGCCGAAATTGCTGCTGGGTTTGGTAGGTATAATAATCTGGGAAGAGCTGCGTCATCACCGACTGCTGCGCCGGAATCCCGTAGTTCGAGTAGAACGGGCTCTCGTTCAGGTTCAGCTTCAGCACCTGGATCAGGTTCGTGGCATAAACATAATCGTTAAAGCCGTTCGCATCGGTCTGCACCATCACCCAAGTGGCGACGCCGAGCTCGTTGTAGGTGCGACCCCAAATTCGCATGGTTTAACTCCTTTAAGCCCCGGGGCCTTGAAGCGGCGGGCCAGTCGTGGTCTCGGTGCCCGTGCCGGGGTAGTAGTCGTGGTCGTGGTACTCGGCCACTACGCCGTCGGCCATCGTGAAGCCGGCTGAACTCATGGTCCAGGTCTTCCCGCCGGCCTTGAATGTGATGGTCCCGGCGGTCGGGTCCACCACAACAGAGGTGGTCATCGCCGTATCGGACAGGATCGCGCCATCTGGCCCATTGATCCATGCCGCGTTCGGGTTCGGCGACGCTGGCCAGGTAGTCTGGCTGATATGGGCGAAGGCGAGCGAGGTCATATTGAGCCGCGGCGTCATCGTGGCCACGCCTCCGCCCAGCCCGCTAATCCCCCCGAGATACGTGTCGCAGGCCACCGTCATCCCCTGGTCGTCCTTCTGGACTGGGATGCGGAGCCATTGGCTCCCGATAATTGGGATGGTGATCGGGTACAGCGTGAAAGGAGTGTTAACCTCGAACTTGACCGTCACCATCTGGCCCGAGACAGCCGTAACGGTGCAGGGCAACGCCCGCCCGAATTGCTGTATCGCAGTCGCCGCGGCCTGCATCCCGATACGGGAGAGCGAAGGACCGACCGGCGTCTTTTGGTAATTGCCTCTGTTCATGTCGCCGCCGGAGGGGTTGTCGTGACGGAGCCCGAAGCCACGGCCTCGAAGACCGTCACCCAGGATTGACCATTTGCCTGCCGGAACTCACCCATGTGGTGGACCGAGTTAAGCATGAACGACCCGTTGAAGATGCTCTGCTGCCGCGCCTGGGGTTGCGAGGCCGAGGTCGTCACCACGGCACCAGGCACACCAAGAAGATTTTTCGGCATCTGGATATAATCGCCAACACTGAGATCCGCGCGCATCGGGCAGGAAAACTGAATGGTGTTCGGCAGGATCCAGGTTGCCTGCCCGATCAGCTCCTGGAAGAGAATTTGAACAGGAGTCGTCGGTGAAGATGCGTCGAAAATTCGGAACCCCGTCGGGGTCAGAACGATATCCACGCCGGGGTAATTTCCGCCGACGATCTCCTGCGTGATCGCCTTAATCTGCTGCGCGAAGGAGATGAGCGAGGGGTACGCCCCTACCTCGGTGTGATTGATGACCAGCTTAGGGCTGATATTGATGCTCTGCTTGACGTTGGGAAATGCCACGGAGAGCATGTTAGCCAGGGAGGTGGCCAAGGGCTGGCCGGTAAGCCAGGCGAGAACAACATTCGAATTCTGCGCAGTGAGCGACCCGTTCGTCACCACGACGAAGTCGAGCGTCATGTCGGTACCCTGCCAGTTACCAAAGGGCTGCCAGATCGTCCCGGAAAGGATCAAACCAGCCTGCGCCGGGTTGTTCAGCGGGAGGCCAGCCTGGAACCCAGCATAGACATTGATCGTGCAGCCGGTAAAATTGCTGGCCTGGGAGATATCCGCGATCGGGACGCCCCAGATCTGGACCGACGCCTGCTGGCTCGGGACAGCGAAGGGTTGCACGTAGGCGTCGATCAAGACATTCAGCGCCCCGGGATCGTTCTGGTAGCTATTCCCGACCTTGGGGTAGCTCGTATAGGAGCGGAATGGCGCGCTCCCAGCAGCAGCCCCCGGCTGGAAAATATCGATCCGGTAATATCTCAAGGAACCACCTGAAAGGTTTGCGTTAGGTCCCAGAAGACCATCGTCGAGGTGAAGAAGTACCCGAACAACAAATTAAGCGGAACGCCCGGGGGCGAGGCCGCCAGGAACCGGGTCAGGACCAGCACGCCCGACGTCGTGTAAACGTTCAGGTACCAGTCCTGGCCGGCGATGTTCCAGGTCACCGTGCAAACATAATCTGTGCCGTCGAGCGTGGCGCCAAACTGGAAGGTCGTCGCACTCGTCGGCGTGAACGGGGTAACGGTGCCGACGTTGGTGAGCACCGAGGTCGGACCCGAGATGGTGGCCGGAGTAAGGGTCGTCGCCGTAGAGCCACTCATAGAAGACCCCCAACACCCGTCACCACGCTGTTACCTATCCCCATGGCCGTGTTCGAAATGCTCGACCACGAGAGGATACCGGAAAGCTGCGTGCCGCCCGTGATCTTGTTAATCAGCGAGCTGTAGAGCTGCTGCGCCGCCTGGAGCGTTACCAAGGGCTGCTCGAAATCGAACTGCCACTGGTACTGGACCTGCTTGGACCCGGCCCCGCTGATATCCGATAGCCGGCGCATCAGGAGGTTCTCATAGATGAAGCCCGGGGTCGCCACGGTGTAAAGGCCGCCGGCCGCGTTGTGCGCGCTAAGGGCGGCCTGCAGGGCGGTCAGCGTCGCCAGCTTCGAGACATACCCGCCGCTGTTGTTGGCGGGGCAGTCCATGCGCACCGAGACCGTGAGGGGGTCGGTGATCACCGCGTTCGCCGCGGTCGCCTGGTTGGCGAACGGGTAGCGGCCGAGATCCTGCTCGATCAACGTGCCCCCTGGGAGCACGATGAAGTTTGCAAAGAAATCGTCCAGGCTCGTCGGGATATTGCCCCCGAGAAGCCCCATGATCGCGCTCACACCCTCGGTCAGCGCGACGATCGGCAAGATCCCACCGACGTCGGTCGCGATACCGCCGGTCAAAATGATCGGCGAGATCTGGTAGCCGAGCTTGAAGATCGTCCCGAAGACCTGGGAGCTGATGGACGCGCTCATTGTTGGGTCGCATTTGCGAGGATTGCGACCTGCGCGCCGGTCTGATTCATAACTTTAACCGTAAGCCCCATGCGACCCCCTACCTGCTTCACATAGTTCTGCTCTTGCTGGAAATTCGCAGCAGACTGCCCGCCTGTTCGGGTATTATACCAATTAGAGCCGCCAGCTGCGATCTGCGCGTCTACGGTACCAGGCCCCGCATTATACGCCGCCAGAGCCTGCGCCAGGTTGCCGTGGTATTTTTTAAGATACGACTGCATCGCCATGCCGAAAGCATTTGCCTCCTGGTCCGGGTCGTAGGGGTTCGTGACGCCAAACTGCTGCTGAAACCCCGGCATCTGCTGGAACATGCCCTGCGCCCCCTTTGCAGAATCAGGGCCATGCGCCTGGAGCCCGGACTCCTGCATCCCGACCGCCTGGATCTCCGCGGCCGTCAGACCATACCTTTTGCCGACGGCCCCGAAGTTCATGCCGTAACCGGGTGTCCACGGCATCCGCCAGTCCATCCCGTGGCCGTAGATGGAGGGTAGCCCCGGAGCACCGGCTCCACCCGCTGCGGGGGCGCCCGGGACGGCGCTACCATTATCCCCGGCCGGCACGATGCCAAGCCGCTGCAAGACCCCGCCCAGGGCGCTACCCAGGGCGCCGATATCGGTGGCCACGTTGACCACGTCGGTCTGGAACTGCTTAGAGCCCAGATAGGTGCCGAGCACCTTAAAGCCCCCCGCCAGGTCCTCGATCCAGGATTTCATGTTCGGGTTGCCAAGGAACCCCGCCAGAGCCTCCTCAACAGCCTTAGACAGATCGGTGAGCTGCGGGATCAGCGGCGTGAGCCCCTTCACGAAGACGCTCTCCATCTGGTCGCCAACGCGCTTCATCTGGACGGAGAAGTTCTGCCATTGGATCTGGGTCGCATTCGACGCGCCCATCGTACCAACGTCGGCGCCGTACTGCTGCTGGTATTGCCCGAACTGGCTCGAGGACATTTGCCCGATGCGTTGCCAGGTCGCGTAATCCATGAAGCCCGAGAGCCCGTGCGCCTGCATATATTGCTGGTTGCGCCCCGCTGGGCCGGCCTGCTGCCAAAGCGACCGCGCCCGCCCGATCACGTCGACGCCGAGCTGCGCGGTGTCCTCGTTCTGGATCTGCGAGAGCGGGATCCCGAGCTGCTGGAACATCCACTGCTGCGAAAGGTCAGACTTCGCGCCCTGGACACCCGCCAGGAAGTCAGCGCCGACCAGACGAGAGCCAAAATTGACGTTAAACGCCTGCTGCTCGCCGGTCGTGATGCCAAGCCCCTGGGCGGATTTACGCTGCCCAGAGACAGTATTCGCGAGCATATCCAGACCGAAGAGCCCCGCGCCCCCGCCAGCCAGGCCCGCACCGGCCGAAAAGACCGCCCACTTGGCGAGGGAGGTCGTCGCACCCATCAAACCGCTGGCGATGGTCTGACTATGGCCGGCAATCGTCCCAAAGACGCCAGAAGCCCGTGTGGCGGCCGGCTCGACCGCCCGCATGGATTCCTCCATCAGAGCCGTAGACGCCGCCACGGCCGCCACGGAGGCCGCTATGTCGGCCAATACGGGTCCCAGGGCCTCGGAGACCCCCATCGACGCCTCTACGGCCTTCGTGAAGCCCTCGGCACCGCCCGTGGCTTCCTGGATTGCCGCGTTGGATTGGCCCCAGAGATCCTTCGTCTGGGCGAGTTGATCCTGGTAGACTTTGAACATTTCGGCGAATTTCTGGAAATCCGTCGAGTTTACGTCAACGTCAATGATTGACTTAACCATAGGACCTCAATGCTTGCGGGCGATTTGGTAGCGTTGGCGCCAGGAAAGGGCGTCGGGGTAATTGGTTAACCCATGCTGGCCGACACACGCCGCAAAGCCAGTCGTGGCAGCAAAATCTAGGAGGGTAGAGACGATGCCCGCGGCTTCGGCGTAATAGGCGCGACCGGCGTCGAGGTCGTCAAGGAGGAGGCGAACGCCATAACATCCAATGGCGTAGTTTGCGCATCCCACAAGGCACGCATCATCCCAAGGGTCACTTGGAGCTTCGGACGCGTCTTCGGGCCGCGCAGCACCGACGAGACGCAGATAAAAAAAACGATGGCGTTCTCCACCTCCGCCTGGGTCTCCTCATCGAGAATGCCCCGGTTCACGGCCACCTCATAGGGGAGCGTTTGCCAGCCCTGATCCGTCGCGACGACCACGTTGGTTAGCCGGCGGATCGCACCCATCAGCCCGATTTCGACGCCCGCGTCGCCTTCCCAAACACCCTGATCCTTGGCGATCTTACGCAGCATCAACGCCGCCATGGTGGGGCCAGTAGAGACGCCAAGGCCGCCCATGAAGAGCGAGGCATAGGTCTGCGAGAGGACGTAGAAATACTCCTCCCACTCGATACGCGAGATCGGGGTGGAGTGGACGTAGCAGGCGCCAGAGTCGGTCTCGAGCTTCTGGGTGAGGTTTAAATTTCTGTCGATTTTCAAGACGCGGCGTCCTAATTTTTCGGGTTTTCGACGGGGGAAGACGACTGCACACAATCACACGAAAACAGAGGGTCAAAAAGTCCTCTTTTCTATTATAATATATCTACTAAATATATTAGAACTCACATAAGAGAATTTATAAGGGCTTTTTCGTGTGATTGTGTGCAGTCGGGAAAAAGCTCAGATAACGAGCGCCCAGAGCCCGTTATTGACGATGTAGGTGCCAGTCAGCGTGAGCAGATATTCCACGGATTTACCATTCACCGCGATCGGCCCGACGTTCTGGATGGTCATCTGCGTGAAGCTGTACGTCGGCTGCGCAGCGGCGTCCGTAAAGACAGTGATGTCGCCGATGATCGACAGGTTCTGCAGCTGCGCCTCCCAGGCCGTAGCCAAAGCCTGAGATTTTACCAGGTGGATTTCGACATCAACCGGCTGGTAGGGTTCGGGGGAGCCCACCCGTCCGGTCAACGTGTCGATCATGGTTGTGGCAGGGCCGCTACGGGTGAAGGAGAACCCGGCAACCCCGAGGAACGACGGGGTTATATTCAGCGCCGCGAAACTGGAGACTTGGATATTGCCTCGAATCCGGTTTAGGACGCCCTGCGCAATCTGCGGATTGCTCGTGGTGATGCCTGACATTTGGGTTCTCCTTACGCCACGAAGTTAGCGACGGTCACATTATAGACGATCTGCTTAAAGCCGTTCTGCACGGTGTAGGCGACCGACAAGCCCTGGTAGATCCGCGCCGGGTAGTCCGACGGGTTGATCTGCACGTAGCTCATGAACGGCACTGCATTGACCACCACGTAGCCGGCGAAGGCACCGGCCTCGACCGCTGCTGCGAAGGACGCGCCGTCCATCTGGGTCAGGAGCAGAGTGCCGAGCGCCAGGCTGTAAGCGATCTCGCTCCGCATGACCGAGCCGCCGACGCCCTGCAGGGAGTTGATGCCCTGCTGATTGTAGTTGAGCGGGGCCTGCGGGTTGTTCGACCCGTTGATGACAGCGGCCGAGGTGTACAGGTCCAGGTTGACCTGCACGTTATCGACTGAATACCAATACTTATTGAAATCCATGCCATCGAGCGTGGTGCCAAACATCCAGACCGCGTTCGTTAGGCCGCCCTCCGCGCCGGTGCCGACAATGTTGATATTGGCGGTTGAGAGCTGTGTGAAGAGGGTGGAATTCCCGAACGTCGGGTAGGGCGTGACGCCGTAGAGATACGAGTATGCCGCCTGGGTAACCTGATTGGTCGGCGACGGGTTCAAGGTCAGCGTGACAGCGAAGCCCGCGGCGGCCGAGAACTCATACGGTGTGCCGGCAAGCCATGCGGCCGCGACCGCAGGCGCCTCGATGGTGACGATTACGCTCTTCAACAGCGGCGTGAAGACCGTCGGGTTCGCCTGCCAGTAGGCCAGCGTCGTGGTGAGGTGGAAGTAGACCTTCGCGGTTGGCGCCGTGTAATTGTTGGCGAAGGTGAAGAACGTAGGCTCCACGCCCCAGGAGTGCGGCAGGAGGTACGAGTAGAAGAACCCAGGCGTCTCGGTGATGAACGCCATCAGCTCGGTGACGCCCATCGCAGCGGTCCCGACGCCGAGCTCGAGCACGTAGACCGACGGAGCACCAGGCGCGGCGAAATAGGTGGTCGCCATCTCGGTCGTCTCGGACACGTCCTCGAGGGTGTAAAACCCCATCGTCGTGGCCGTGCCGGGGTTGGTGGTCAGCGGGTAGGTCAGGGTGGTGGCACTGGCGACGGTCGCCAGATAGGCGCCGTTGTAGCCCGCCGGGGAGGCCCCAGTCACGGTGATCTCGAAGGTATCGCCGATCGTGTAGTTCTCCTCCGGCACGGCCATGGTGACCATTCCGGTAGCCCAGGCCAGGCTCGTAATCGCTACCTGACCCATCAAGAGCGGCGTCAAACTGCTCAAGCTGGTCAGGAGGTAGTAGGAGCCTGGCGTCAGGTTCGTGGACCCCTGGCTGACCAGGGTGCCGGTACGTTGCAGCACGCTCGGTTTGGGCGCGAGCTGCTGGGAAACATTTACTCGAGTAATGGGCACATAGCCCGTGTAGCCGCTCATGCTGGGTACTCCGCGCGCGTGCGTTGTTGGGGAAGATTAGAGGTAGGAGACCGAGACCACGCCGCCGGTCGGGACCGTCACGACGATGCCGTAGAGGCAGGGGAACTCAAGATCCACGACGGTGCCTGCCGGAGAGGTGTCGAGCCCATTATAGATGAGATTTTCGGCAGTCACGGCACCCGTGGTCGCGCAATCGTTTACGGCCAGCGTGCCGGCGGTGCCGGCGGTGGTGATGCTCAATTTGCAGATGCGGCCCGGGGAGGCTTTAACCAAGTTCGGGCCGGCCTGGAGAGCAAGCGCCGAGTGCTGGCCGCCAGCGGAAGAGAGGATCGAGTTCTGGGCATTAAAGGGCGTCTGGGACACGGATTACACTCCTGGTTGAATGAGATAGCCGACTAAGACTTTCTCGATGAGCGCCTGCGCGACCTGGCGCATGCGGGTTTGGTTGTAGGTGATCTCGTAGGTGATCGACTTCTTTTGAGCGATCACCGAGAGCTCGGCCTGGGTCTTCTTCTCATCCTGCACCGCCGGCAGGTTCATGATTCCGAAGAGCGGATCCGGGACCTGCGTCATGATGTTCACGTAGTCGACGAAGTCCAGAATGCTGAAATTGCGGATCCCGTAGAAGGTGAGCCGCACGACGTCCTGCGCGAGTTGGTAATGGCTGCCGGTGGCGGAGTCGATATAGGGCGCGGTGAGCAGCACTTCGGTCGACTGGACGTCGACGGAGCACCAGGGCGGGTAGATATCATCCGGTACCAGCATCGAGGGGTACATCGGAATGCGCTGCGAGCCCGGAAACGGGTAGGGCGGGTTTGACGGATCCAGGGCCAGCCATATCGGCAGGCTGTTGGAGACCACCCGGTTCTGCAGGTCGAACCCGTCCAGGGTATCGACGATCTGCGTCTCCATATCCGGGTAGACCGCGTCGCCGACATAATGCCAGAGGCTCGCCTGCTGGTAGAAGTTGCCACGCTGCGAGAAGGAGAAGCGAATATTCTTAAACTCGCCCAGATACATGATCTGGGGGTTTATGTAGTTGAAATCCTCAAGCGAAGACTGCGAGGTAAACACGCAGGAGTTCACGTCGAGGGTTTGATCGTCGAGCTGCCGGCGCTGCACGCTATAGTGAAAGGAGCCCTTGACTGTGATGGTGTCGGCCCCGCCCGTAGCGGCCGGCTGGTCGGGCCGGAACTGGCCCAGCAAGGCGGTGTTCGGGAGCGCCGAGGCGTTCACCAGGCCCGCGCGGACCCAGAACACGAAGCCGTCCAGGGGCAGCACCACCCGGATGTACTTCGTGAAGGTGACGATCTGCTCCTGGCTGAGCGTATCCAGGCCCGCGTCCAGGCCGGCCTGGAGCCGGTGCGGGTAGCTTTGCGCCTCGTTGATGCTAACCATTGCTCATCCATGCGTGAAAGGCGCTCATGTAAAGCCCGGTATCCTTGAACGACGGGCGCCGCGGCCCCTTCTTCAGCTTCAGGGCGTGATTCACGCCATCGAGCGCAGCCTGGGTCGGCACGCCGGGGTATCCCAGCTTCTCCATGCCGCCGGAGAGAATCCAATTCTTGAACAGCTTCTCGATCGCGCTCATGGCGCCGAGCATCGGGTCGCGTGGCACTTGGCCCATCATCAGGGTCTCAAGCGAGCCAGCCATCGAATCTGCCACCAGGTCGGCGATCTCCTGGGCGTTTTGTTCGTAAAATATCTCGATGACGTGGTACTTCGCCTCGAGAATTGTGGCGATGTCAGCGGTAGTCTCGGCGCCGGCCGGTGCTGCTGTAAATCTCTCAATGCTACCTCCGCGCAGGCGGGCCACAGCACGGCGGCCGCTCTCTGGTACATGCACCGAATAAGGGAACTCGAAGACGCCGAGATGCAGCTTTAGGTTCATGGTGGGGTCAAAGGCGGCGGGGCTGGGGGTTGCGCCTTCTCCGGCGAGTAGCGGGCAGCGAACGCATCCGCTAACCTCTTGGCAACGTCGGGCGCGGTGTCGTCGAAGAGGTGGAGCTTAATCGATAGCCCACCGATCGGCTTCTTCTCGACCTTCAACTCGAACGATCTCAGGCTGAGCAGGTCGACGCCTATGGCCTCGCCGATGTGCTTGGTCAATTTTATCCGGTCAATGTCCACTATGAGGCCCCCCAAAGCGAGCCGATCTGGCTCGCGAACATGATGTAGACCTGTCCCCACGGCGTCTTCGTGGCGTTCAGGTCGAGCAAAGTCATGGTCTTAAAGCCCTCAAGGACCTCCGTGGATTGGCTGGTGCCCTGGTCCGAGGAGCTCGAGATGACGCCAGGCACGAAGCCCGAGAGCCCGAAGTTTTGGCGCTGGAACGCAAAGTACGGAAGACCATCCTGGTACACCGGAGCGCCAGGCGCGTCCTGGGCGAAGCTGACCAGGTTGTGGGCTGCGAGATTGTAAACCGCGAGGACATAGATCCCAGGATCCACGAGCAGGAATTGCTTGCTCACGATCGAGAGCGCGACGTTGTAGGCGTAGCCGAAATAAGGCGAGTTCGCCGGCAGAACGGAGGTCGGGATCTGCACTGCGGTCGTCACGAATGCCTGGAACCCCGCCAGGGTCGGTGTGGTCTCGGGTGAGGTGCCAGACATTCGGGTCTCCTAGATTTTAGCGACGCCCGCGGCGGCCCTGGTTCTGGGGGGCAGTACGGGCCGGATCGGTGCCCACGGAAATGGTCTCATTGACGCCAACATCGCCGCCCAGCGTCTTAGGGACCTCGACCACTTCAAGCTCCACGCTCGCCAGCGCGCCGGCCTCGGGAGCATTCAGGCGGTCATGGATCGAGGCGGCCTCGTTGCGGCGGCGCTCGATGCCCTCCTCGGTCAGCGCGGTGTCATTCTTCTCCTGGGCCACCATGAAGGTGTCGACCGGGACAGGTTGATCGAACGAATAGCATAGGCCCGTATAGCCCTTGCGCTGCAGCACTTCGGAGGCCGGCTTCAAGCCGTAGCGCTCGTGCTGCTGAACAATGCCCCGGAGAACGGCGCTGAGATCCTCTTTGTAGACCTGCACCTGGGAGCCGGGGTGGATGAGCTGGTGATGGAGGCGGGTGCTACCCGGCACACGGAAAATGAAGTCGTGCGGCTTGGTCGACATATTGGCAATAAAGAGCTTCATCTTTGATCCTCGATTTTTATGCGGCGGTCGATTTTTTGTTTTGAAGAGCGGAGCGCACTAGGCGCCCCGCTCTTCGGTCGGCTTATTGGTAGACCATGCTCACGATGACGATGGCCTCGGGGCGGACGTTCCAGCCCGAGGTCATGCGCAGCTCGGAGAGCACATCGATCGCGCCACCGGCCAGCGGCGTCGAGATCTCGCGCGGAGCCGCCATGTCCCAGAGCATGAGGTTGCATGCCTCCAGGCCCGGGGCGAGCTTGGCGAACTCGTTGGTGTTGACCTTTCCGCCGTTCGGCTTCTTGACTTCCGGCAGGGTGATGATCACCGCGTCCGAGCCCCCGGCGCCTTGACCGATCAGCGTGTCGTCGTAGACCCAGTCGATCTCGTCATCATTCCACTCAAGCACGTCTTTGACGACGCCAGCGGTGGTGGCCGAGCCGGCGCCGGAGCGCTGGAACTGGGTGAGCTGCACGATGTTCTGGTATTCGAAGGCACCCAGAACGCGTTGCGGCCCCAGGACCACGATGCGCTGGCCGATACCCAGCTGCATGGTTCGGGTCTTGATGCCGGAGATCTGCGTGAGCAGGAAGATCGCCATCGCACCGTTATCGTAGGTCACGACGGTGTCGTTGTTGTTCATGTCCGCCGGCAGGTTGACGGTCATGGCGCCCGCCGTGTTCATCAGGCCCTCACCCGTGGTCGGGTTGAAGCCGTAGAGCAAGGCAGAGCGGGCCTGCTGGAAAATGCCCTGACGCATGCCGAGGCGCTGAGCATCCACGATCGACACGCCCCAGTTGGACATTGCGGCGGTGTCGTGGTGGTCATATTCGGCGCGGACACGGGTCAGGTACGTCGGCGTCGAAATCATGTTGGCCGTGACGGAGACCGACGGGAGCGAGTTGTATGCGCTCTGGC